TCTACCCAGTATGCACAAGCCATTGCTAGTACATCTAGTCTATCATCGTGAGCTAAGGCTCCTTTGTCTCTTGTTATACGAGACATCTGGTACTGTAACATGTACCTTTGGGCTTTCTCAGGTGGATGATGTTGTACACTGTTGTAGTCTGAATGGATTACCTTGGGGTCTATGACCAATCTGTGTTGGTTCATTATAGGTTCTAAGGTATCCACTATCCTAGCTTCTTTCTGCTTACTGTGTCTCACCTCTTCAGTGGTCACAGGATATGTTTTTTGCAGGTAAGGCTTAAATAGCTCAGTGAACATACCATCACCAAAGTTACTCTCAATGAGAACCGTGTTTACCTTATTGAACTTAGCGGTATCTGCTAGTTTCTGTAGGGTATCTTTACCATACCCACCAGCAATACCTCCAGCATCCACAACATACAGGAAACCATTAAGCATCTTAACGACTGCATAGGCTGTTTCATCAGCACCACGACCAGAGGGGTCAATAGCGAGCAATGAACCTGTATACTCAGAGCGTCCTAGAGCCTCCTCAGGGGCATAGAACTTGTCACCCGCTAGTCCTACGCAGGGTAGGTCACTTAAGGGCTTCATAATGCCGTATACGAGCTTCTCAGGGGCTGTTGTACTGTCACATGACATGACCAGTAAGTCAGATAGCTTTAATGGGTATCTATCACCATCACTGAGACTAGTATCAAGCATGAACTGTAGGGCAAAGCCTGAACGACCATAAGATAGTTCACGTTCTAATAGGTCTTCCTCATGGAAGCGCTTAGGGTCTGTAGGTTGCCACTCTAGCTCTGGGTCTTCCTCAAAGCTGCTTAGGAGTATTGGAGCTAGTCTATCACTGTAGTTGATAAGCTTGTCTGCTCTTGGGTATCTAGCAGGCCATACACGTAGTTGGTAACCACGTTCAGTCAATGTGTTGTACAAGGACATTTCACACTGGGGAGTACCCAGGTATATAATCTTACCTTCAGGCTTCAGTACAGCATCGAACTCTTTTACAGCTTCACTGAGTCTCTCACGCATCCCTTGGGTCATAGAGTTGTTAGGTACTTCTACGTCATCTGCAATGATGATGTCAGCACGAGAACCTGTAAGCTGACCTGTGATACCTACGGACTTAACCGAAGGTGAACCACTAGCTTTAGCAGGAGCTACGTCAAAGGCTATCTTACTCCACCTTTGGGACTCCTTGGCTATCAGGTGCTTACATAAAGGAAGCTCTAAGATAATACGCTGTGTAAAGGTAGAGAAGTCATCAGCTCGTGCTTTGGATGCTGATACGACCATGAACTTCTTGTCAGGGTCTAGCAGTAGTTGATGAACTACGAAAGCACAGGTAATGTATGACTTCCCTACCCCACGGAACGCTTCGATAATAGAACGCCTAGGAGCAGTCTGTAGGAACTCTGCAATGTCATATTGTACAGGTGTGGGGTCTGGAAGGTTTAAGTGTTTCCAAACCAAATACATGAAGTTACGGAAGTCATGTAACTCCTTTGGCAGTTCATTCATATGTTTCCTTTGTCAGCTTCTGACGAAGCTTTAGTAACCTGCCTCATGGAACATTCTTACCATGTTGGCGCAGGTGTCTGACCTAACAATGTCATCTAAATCAAATTCAATGATGCTTGTGTTAGGTGGGTTATAATTGTCGAGAAGATTCATAAATGTACTGATGCCAGACTGTCCTTTTAAGTCTGATTGCTTAGGGTCACCCATAAATACAATGGTACTCCCCTCACCTACCCTAGTGGATATTGCTTTAATCTCATCCAAGGTAAGCTGTTGACATTCATCCACAATGATAAAGGTGTCCCTGAAGGAACGTCCACGGATAGTCTCTAGTGCTACCGTTTGTATCTTCCCCTTATTTGTACAATACTCAAACATTGTGCTACCGAGGTGTTCTCTCAGCACTTCTGTCATGGGCATTGTCCAAGGAGCTAACTTCTCATCTAGGTTGCCTGGTATAGCACCTAGGGATTTCCCAGTGGAAACATTAGCTCGTGCTAGTACAATCTTTTTAACTGCACCTCGAACTAACCACTGAGCAGCCTTAACACATGTGGTATATGTTTTACCTGTGCCTGCTGGCCCTAAGACTACCATCAGGTCATTACTCTCTAGGTCTTGGAATAACTCTGATTGTGTCTGGGTCTTTGGAGCGAAGTCTATTTGGGGGCTGTGGTCTACATTGTTGCGTTTATTACGTTTAGACATAAAAGCCTTTATTTATTTTTAAAATCAGTCTCGTACCAACCATCACCCTTAAGCCTAAAGCTAGACTCAGATATTAAACGGGTCATGGGTTCTTCTGAAGCACACTCAGGACATACAGGTGCAGGGTCATCAAACTTCTGCAAGTAGTCGTGAGTGCGCCCACAAAAGCTACACTTAAATTCGTAGATAGGCATCTTATTGAATTTTATCTGCTGCTTCAAAGGGCAGTGCTTCTAGCAGGTTAGCCATAGGACTTTCTGCTGTTATAACGTCTAAGCTTGCACCATTATCCTTAAGGAACTTGGTAGCTACTGACAGTTCTGAAGCTGTTGCTTCTCCAGCCTTAACACGAGCAAGTAACTCTTGCGCTACTGCACCGTGAAGGGCATCTATGATGTCTTTGTTATCCATTGGATAGCCTCCTCGTATGTATCGATGTTTCTACGTGTCCATCCTCTGCCAAATGTTTCGTAAGTACGAAGACCCATATAGAAATCCTGGCGCTTCTCTTTATATGAGAAAGCTAAAAGGTAAGGGTCTTTACTGTATGCCTCTCTAACGGCTTTAATGGTCTTAATACCTACTATCCCATCGGGTACTGCGTGAACTACGCTCTGAAGTGCCTTAGAAGCTCTCCTAGCACCAGCGTTCACTGCAAAATCGAAGGTAAGAAGAGCTATTGCAGGTGGAAGAGAGTCCCCTTGGATTTTCTCCCAGTAGTCCTTGCGGTATATAGAAGCTACTTCTTCTTTAGTGATGTTCTTTATGTCTACCTCAGGATATGCTCTTTTACTTATCCCGTAGTTAGTCTCACCACCTGGGTCTTTAGGATGATTAACGTAACCTCCCTCATGCTTTAGAACTAAGTCCAAAGCTTCCTCAAACGCAGCCATTACTTATTCCTAGCTCTGTTCTTGGATTTAGGTTGAACCCTAAGGTTACTTGTTGAGTTGTTTTTAGGATTACGGTCTTTATGGTCTACATCCATACCGTCACCTTTACGTACTCTGCCTTTAGCCTCCATTAGTCTACGGGCTTTCTTACGGGCATCGTTACGCCTGCGCTGGGCAGGTTTTTTATGATAGTTGTCGTACTCTTTTCTATAGTTTCTAGCCATGTTATTTTTTCCAATTAGCCAAGCCTTTAAGACCAAAACTGGCGGCTATGGCGGCTGCTAAGAAGCCTTTGTAATACTCAGGCATTGTGTCCAAGACTGCGAAGCCTTGTTGGATGTACGGCACTAAGCTGGGGATGAATGAGCCAATCATGGGGATGGAGAGGACAACAACAAACCACTCGTCTTTCCACGAGTTCTTGCTGCCCTCAGCCATTATCTTTTCCCAGTTCTCTTCTGACTGCATAGCTTTAAGCTTAACGTCTTGTTTTGCTTTAGCTTCGTCAGCTTTTCCCTGTACCCATTGCGTAGCTATTCCCCCCAGAATTGAAAGGAACTGAATCATTTTGTTTTACCTTTAGAATGGAAAGGTGAAAGTAATTCCGACAGTGTATGAAACTTGTGTTATTGTTGCATACATGCTGATGGACATTACTTATCCACCTTATTGTCTAGTTTATCTGCAATCCGAATTAGCATCGATTTTATCTCAGCAATGTCTAACTGGTAGTCATCGCGTCTGACGTAGGTATCTGGTATATGACGTTCTATTTCTTTAACGTCTTTCTGTAGGTTACTGACAGCATCCCACACAGCTCTTAAATACCATCCTACAAATATCGACATTAACCCTAAGAGAGCGTTAAATACTGTTTGAAATTCCACATGGATTCCTCAAGTTTTAATTAGTTTTATAATCAAAGCGTTAGGGTCAAATTCCCACCACTTAAGTTGTCCAAAGAGCTGTCTGTGCTTGTCCTGCTAATTTCAATGCTTCCTTTAACTCTTCTCTTGTTACCAAAGCAACTGAGTTATCTGCTAGAACCCAATATGTTGTCTCTAACGTATCACTTGATACAACCGCTCTAGCCATTCTACTTTGAGATATTTCATCCCCATCGAATTCTTTACCTGAAGACGTAGTTACCGTCAAACCGTTCATACCAGCAGCTCTAGTTTCGTCTTTAAGTAATTTAGCGTTATAGGCAATTTCTTCAGCAGAAAAGGCTTCCGTAGTGTAGTTTTGTTCAATACTTGTACCTGTGAACACTAAAGGTGATTTGACTGCACGTTCATTAGCACCTAGCGTAATTGTATTATCAACCACCTCATACCAGCCCAGAGCCTCTCGACCCGCTGTATCTAAATCCTCTAACCATTTGCGAGGGTAGGTTATTCCATCGTCTCCTACGAATGATTTTGGAAAATTGTTATATGCTTTTAATTCTGCTTTATGTGCTTTCATATGTGCTCCTTAACTTAATGGGTTAATGGCAAAGGAATATACTTGCCAAGAGTCGTAGCCTTTCCCTGAATTATTAGTCCATGTATAGGTGTCAGAATTGCTGGATTTAGCATCTGTATCTGCGCCATTGTGAGCAAACCTATTCTGGTCTGGGTGTATTACATCATATCTTTCTGTTAATCCTGTTGGTATCGTATTTTGGTTTATTGTGTAACCAGAATCGTCATCATTATATATAATGCCACTACCCGCAAAATGTCCTTCATTTGCCGTATTGGTAATAGACTTGCTTGTGCCGGAAAGCCACTGTGTTCCAACAAGCACATCACTAAAACTCAAGGGCGTAGTTTGGTTCACATTTTCAAACATCCAACAAGCACTAAATCCTTCGTCCGGTGTTCCTGAAAAATTATGGTCAATCGCGTATGTTCCATTGGAAGATGGTAATTCAGAGTCCAACCAATAAACTAAAACAGAGGAGGTAGCTACTCCCGCATCTGTTGCGCCTGACTCAGCAATCGTACCTGAAACTCCATTAAATGTAACGGATGAAGTTGACGCAACAGACGCATCTCTAACTCCAACAATGGCTACCAATAATCTATTTGAACCCGAGGCATCATAAAGAACATTTATGTTATTAGCAAAACTGGCAGAGTCACTTTCAAAACTCGTTAATGCTACTGGAGGACTTAAACCCCCTCCCCCTCCCTGCACACCACAACTAAATACACTCATAGCTAAGCTCCTACGGTATGAAGAGTAATACCAACGAAAGTTAACGCTGTAGTTGCGTGTGCATAGAAAGTTAACACATCATACCTGCCAGCTACGGTAGATAAAGCAGGCGCACCATTTCCACCAAATTTCCAGTAACTACTCCACGCCAATGTTCTAGGTGCTCCGGAATGATAAACCCTTAGGGTATACCAGTTTCCTGCCTTAATATTTGTTGGATTACCCATCGTTCTATTAGCAGACAACGAAACAATAGCAGATGGGCTCGTTGCCATGTTCCAGTTAATAGTTGCAGCATCAGTTAACGTGACACGGTTATAAC